GCCGGATTGAATAGCAGTCCGATAGGCGGCATCTGGCTGGAAGCGTTTCGTCGAGGCTGGCTCCTCCTTCTCCACCTTCTTCGCATAATCACTCTGCGCCTTCTTCATGGCTGCGTCTTCGCTTGAGCTAGTGCCTAGCAACGCGCCATTATCGTCGTAGACGCGGAAGAGTTTGCCGCCCGTCTTCTTGAGGATGCGGTAGCCGTCTGGATTCGTTAGCGTCTCACCGTTGGGGAGAGCCTCGCGGACGAAAGCGGAGGGCTGGAAGCGTGACACAAGGCGGTCATAGAAGTTCTCTTGCACGACCTTCATTCGCTCATCGGTCGGAATGACTTCAGTGAGTCGTTCGATGCGGAAATCACGAATTGCACTGCCACCAACGCGGCGCTCCTTACCTTCGGAAGTCAGCAGCGTTAAAGGATCAATAACCGGCTGATTGGTGTATTCTAGGCGCTTGGGCAAGGTGACGTTCATCGCCTCGGCAATCAGATCGCGCTTAACAGCTCCGATCTTTTCGTTGCCTTTCCCCAGAAGTTCTGCGGAGGGAATAGCGTTTTGATCAGAAAGGTTCTTGAGGCTTCTTTTGAAGTCGCTCATGAAGTCATCCATGCCATCCCAGATACCCTTATAATTCGGATTATCGAGGATCTTCTGAGCATTAGCTTTCACCCTGCTCATGTCGATATAATCGACGTTAAAGCCGCCGGCGGAGTTGATGCGGATGCCTAATGGATAGACTTCCTGGCGAGTCGGTGGCCGCACTTCTGCACGCATTCCACCAGTTCTTGCGTTGAACTTATAGACCGGATTATTGACCGTGTTAAAGGTTGGGCCTTCCTCTGCTGTGATAGCTTGATAAATCTGCCTCATGTTAGCAATCTGCTGATTGCCCATGCCTCGCTCTTTAGCTACGCGCAGGAATGCTTCAAATACATCGTTAGGGGTCTGCTGTGTGATGCGGATTTGAGCACTCTTGGAGTTAATATCGACAGGCTGGCCGGTCTTATTCGTCACTTGAACCGTCGCTTTGGCTTCCTGGGGTAAGCTTTGGAAAGCCTCTTTGGCTGCTTCAAAGTCAGCGGCAGTCGTAGCTTTGCGTTCCTTATCGGTCAAAACGTATGGGTTACCCTTCTCATCGGTGCCTAAAATGTCACGGGTGGCGCCAAACGTGGCTTGAGCGAATGCCACTAGATCACGCGGTTTTGTGGGAATGACAACTTCCGAAGGTCTGCCCATCTTGCCAGCCGTTTGGCCTCGATCACGAGCCATTTTGTTAGCAAAAGCACGATTCAGAATTTTATCGAGTTGAGGCACTCGAACGGGCTTCCCGTTTTCATCGGTAAAGAATGGCGTATTTGGTCCCTTAATGTTCTTATCAGCGTAAATCTTGTCAGTGATCGTGTTTAGGATCTTGTCGTCAATCTGGCGTAATAAGTTGCGATGCCATAAGGGGAGACGGTCAGGATTGAAAACACCTGGACGGCCTCGCCCCATGAAGTTCTCGCTATATTCAGCAGTCATTTCGTCAATGACGAACATGCGTGCCTCATCCAAAGCTTCAGGACTTACGCCAGCAGGGTCTTTAAGCTTGTTGGCATAATCCAGGGCCATCCGATAGCCTTCTGGATTGTTCTTGTATTCGTTAGCCAACTGAGCCGCTCTCTTGGCAAACTCAGCATCATCGAAAAGACCTTGCTTGATAATGTTCCCATCAGCGTCACGCTGCGGCATGTAAACTTCACGCAGAGCGTTCCCAAGCTCTGTTTTAACTCCAACATGCAGCAACTGGTGAAAAGTCTCATGTGCAACAGATCCAGGGGTCAATCGGTCAGGATTGATGATAATCTTGCCTCCACCTTGACCGCTGTAATCGAAAGCGTTGAAGGCGTCTTTTCGCTTTGATGGTGGCACAACTTCAACGGTCGCTCCCATACCTTCAGCAAGGCGAAGATGATCAAGCATGTCAGCGGCACGTTCTGGGCCCGCAACTTGGATAGCTTTATCCATGAACTCGGCGTAGCCTGTTCTAGCTACGTCATCAGGGATGTTATTCACAAAACTGCGAATATCTCCCATAGCGTTGCGCTGTGATCGTGCCGTTGATTTACCTGCAATGGATTTAATGGTGTCGATAGCAGTTGCTAAGGTTCCGCTTAGCCCAGAAACGGCCAAACCTGAACCAGCTCCTGCGGCTGCTCCTCGCTCGCCATCTGTGGCATAACCTAATGCTGCTCCAACGGGCACGCCAATCAGTGAACGAATGGCAGTCTGTCGTGCCACCTCTCCAGCTGCCTGCATAAAAGGTTGAGCAAATAGAACTTTTTCAGCAAACTGCCTAGCTTCTGGGCTGATATCAGCAGCTTGAGCCATCTTCTCGAAGATGCCCACTCGGGAGGGTCCACTTTTGGCAGCTTTAGCGGCTGCGCCAATAAAGTCAGCAGTGCCAGAGACTAAGCCTAGGCCTTTTCTCGCGATGACAGGAGCGGCTGAACCAATTAAAGTTCCCGTGATTGCCCCAGATGTTCCGCCATCTTGATAGCCAATAGCGCCGCCAATAGTGCCACGTAATGCTGCATTTTCAAGACCTAGCTTGTTGGCCACGTTGATGATACCTTTACCAATATCAGCGGTTTTTTCAACGGTTTTAGCTCCTAGCTCAACACCTGTAAAGCCTGCCTTCTTCGCTCCCTCTCCAACCTTTTGAGCGAATGCCTCGGCATTGCGCATCATATTGGCAGGAATGAAAGATTGCCTAGACTCGATGGTTGCTTTGGCGGCATTATCAATGATTTCAGGGCCAACCTTAGCAACCATTTCAGGGCTAGCTTTAGCAACAATTTCAATGGGAGCTTGTGCCGTCTTTTTATAGATGCTCCTCAAGCCTGCTTTTGCGATGCTTTTTCCAAGTCCTGCCAAGGTGATAGCATCAAGATAGGATGCGCCTCTAGCAACTTCTTCAATAGGTGCTCCCTTGATGAGCTTCTCGGAAGCTTCGGCTAAGTCTAACGACTGAAGTTCTACTGTTCTTTGTTGATTGATTAGGTTCTGGTAATCCTGCACACTTGGTGCAACCTGTTGAGCGGATGGACTGCCAGGACCATAGGCATAACCAAATTGAGTCCTTGGAGTCTGCATGAACTCTTCCAAAGATGGGATTCTTTCGTTTGGCGTGATAAGCTTCTGCCCCAGGTTCACAAGGTCAATAGTGCCAGCACCAACACCTCTAGCGGCTGATTCCATGACACCATCACCGGCTCTAGTGACGGCAGAGCCTACGCCTTTCACAGCGTCTCCGACGATAGTTCCCAGAGCTTCGCCAGCAATGCCAGCTAGTTCGCCCCAGGAGAGCTTTTCATCAGCTTTGTAGTTGTTGAGCTTCACATAATCTTCATCAGGCATCATCGCGATGAAGTCGCGCATATCTGCAACGTCAGAGAACTTCGATAGGTCGTAAGCGACATCTTTGCCCGTCCGTGGAAACTCAGCCGCAACAAAGCTATCAATCTCCTCCTGAGTCGCATCATCAGGAAACTCAATCGTTTGATTCCGAGACTCAATGAAAACTTGTTGGGGCATATTATTGTTGGCGAATTAGTCTTCCTGTTTGTGGGTCGCGAATTGTTCTGATAGTCCCTGGACTTTGCACCTTCATCGGCTCAGTGGGAGGTTTTGGCGCTGAAGGATCGACTTGGATAGTTGAGAGATCGAACGTATCTAGGTCAATCTTCGGCTTCTTTTCTTTCTTTGCACCAAAGCTAGAAATCTGGTTTTGCTTTGAGGATAAGACACCTTCCATGAGGCTGGTAAACTCATCCAATCGGCTGGCGTATTGCTCAGGACTCATGCCCAGATTGCTGACATCTGTCATGGCTTTGGTGATAGCTTGGCCTTCAACATTACTAATCGCCCCAGTTCCTTGGAGCATCTTAATAGCTTCAGAGAAAGCAGCACTGTTTAGCCTTTCAGCGTTAGCAGCGAAGTCAAATTGAGGAGTTCCTGGAATAATCCGGTCATATCCTTTCTTTAAGCCAGCAAGCAAGTTGCCACCGCCAACGGTTTCTTGAAGAACTGGATCAGACCGCATCCTTTTAGCTAAGTCCAAAGCTTGGCTGATGATTCGCACAGATTGATTCAGCCCACCAAGTTGGGAAGCTTGTTCTTGGGATAGCTTGCCAGACTCAGCTTCCATCTTCTTCTTGGCTTGTTCTAGCTCAAACTGTGACTTCTCTAGCCCGACTTGTGAAGCTTGCCGCTCTGTCTCAGTTGGCAGAATTACAGGCGTTCTAAAATCACCACCTACGGCAATCTGGTTTCCACCCATTTCGACAATTCTGGCAGGCTCTTTGTATGGCCCATAGAGCATCTCCACATCTTTCATGGCTTTCTCTCTAGCTACATCAATCAGCCCAGCTCTAGCCACACGATCAATGCCGCCAGCCTGTTGCATCAACTCTTGAAACCGTTGCTCAATACGGTTCACATAATCAACGCGCTCTTTTGGCGGAGCTAGACTTTGAACAGATTGCATCGGCGGTTGTGTCGCCTGCATAGGTGGTTGTGCATACGCAGAAACGTCAGGCATAGCCTGCTGTGGCAGTATTCCTGCTTGCGTATAATACATCAACTGTTCGGGAGTCAGAGCCATAAGTGTGAGCGTTATTGACTAAACAAAGCAGGATTCACTGTGCCGTTACCAGTAGGTAATCCACCAAGTCCCCAGTTGCCAAGGATTGCACTTCTTTCGTTTTGAAGCCCCTGGCTCTGCATAGACCTTTGCATCGCTTGTTGTGCGGCACTCTGCTGCATTTGGAAAGCCTGCTGCTTCCGTCTCAATTCGTCGATAAGGAGAGCTTGGTTTGTAGCGTCTTGCAGGCTCTTGTTGAGCAAGCTAGCTTCTTGTCCACTCATTTGCCCTCGGTTGCTGAATCTCTCTAAAAGAGAAGGGTCTGGCTCAACACCTGCCATTTTAGCAATCTGCTCATATTGAGCCATATTGGTTGGCAACTGTTGCTTATCGGCCTCTTCTTGTGGGTCTTTGGTGACGCCAAGAAACTTGTAGAGCTGTCCGATTCCTTTAGTTAAAACAGGAGTTACCTCGCGAATGCCTTGTGCATAGTTCTCGCCGACTTGCGTCATGGTTGGAAGCCAGCCTTCTGGCAAAGCCTGATAACCTCCTCGATATGATCCGAACGGTGTAGCCATAAAATTAGTCCTTCATGTAGCTGATCTTTTCTTGCGCTGCCCAGGGCACAAGATTGGAAATGTTTTCAATGGTCATTCCTAGCTTCGGGCATGAGACGAATTTAGCCGCATTTTGGCGACGATCAAGGCATCGAGTGCAGGCATGAACATAATCTACGTTATGCCGTTTGTCTGCCTTTTCACCCCAGCCTTCAGCGGTCTTTTCATAACGCTGCTCATCATAGGGCACGTTATTGGATTCCAGGTATTCCCAGACGTCTACATGAGTCCAATCACGCAGAGGGAATAGCATTGTGGATTGCCCAGGGACGAATCTAGCTTCGATCCTAGTGCCTGCATCACCTCCTAGAATGGGGTCAGAATCGCACCCTTTGTGGCCTATCCAAAGGGCTTGGAAGTGCTGCATCTCGATTGCTCGCTGCTTTGGCCTGTTGGCAATGTCGAGAGCACAAACCCAAGGCAAGCCTTCCACTGGTTCGACGATACCTGTTGGGCAGGTAAGCAGTGTAGTATTGAGCTGATAAGCGTTCTGAACCTCAAACTCATCATCAGCCTGCTGAAATGCGCTTTCCTGTGGATGCCAAGAGTAAACGGTCAGTTGCCAGTCACGAATCAACTTATCGTGAAACTCGTATTTCTGCGGCTGCCAAGGCTCACGGAAAAAGATCACGGGCAGGTTAATGCCCATGCCTCGCATGATGTGCAGCAAAGCCATGGAGTCCTTGCCGCCTGACCAACAAACGAGGCCACTAGGAAATGCCCGAAAGCCGTCTTGAATCAGCTTCCTTGTTTTTTCGAGTTTAGTCATCAGATGAGAACTGCTCCAACCGTAACCGCTGCGCCTGCCCCAGCACTAAGCATAGCACTCTTGTTAGCCGCGTTAGCAGCCCCTGCGGCAGCTTTACCTTGTGTCCTTTGTGCTGAGATGTCCATAGCCATCTGGCTCTCAGGATTAAAGAAGTTCGACCCTTGGTTATAGCCCACCAATCCTTGCCCTTGGCCGGTCAGTGCCATCAAGTTTTGCAAACTGCCACCTCCCATCATGGTCTGATAATATTGAGGCATCCCAGAGCCTTCGAGCTGTGCAGCCGTTTGGCCTGCGAACTGGCGACGCTGTTGCAGCCTTTCCTGGCCTAGACCATATTGATTCAGGATCTCTGAGCCTATCGCTCTATTCGTTAAGCCTAGACCACGACCGGCGAAGGCGGCACGACTAGCTTGCTGTGCCTGTCGAGTCTCCTCTGGGGTCAAACTAGAGCCTGCGGCTAGGTCTTGTTCAGCCTGTTGCTGCAAGCCAGAGAGTAAGCCTTGTGATCCTGCGGCACCTCGGAAGGTCTGCACATACTGTGGCGCAAACTGGCCTAGCTGCTTGATTTCTTCGGCTCGTAAAGCTGCCGTGTCGGCTGCTTCCATCTGGCGATACTCAGGGGCAAGCTGCTGGAGTGTGCCCAGGTATCCTTGCCGATCACCAGTTCCAAACAAAGCGCCTTGCAAGCCGCTAAGGTTAAGAGCTGTGAACTGTGGCTGGTATTGCTGTTCTAGCGCCAGCAACTGCGGTGCAATTCTTTGTTGCGCGTTAAGTGCGCTACGCATCTGGCTAGAGTAGGATGGCACTTTGGGCGCTTCGGCTTTACTTGATCCCATTTATTTTGGAAGATAGAAGGTTAAACTTGTAGGCATGGAACTTTTCTTGCCCGTGACGCTGAAAAACAATGTGCTCAAGAGGAAAAGGGCACGCTCTGAACATATCTACCATATCCCCCGCAGCAAGGTGAACAAACCATGCATTTGGTTTGTCTGCCTCAGTAAATAGACCGTAGCCATCCCAAAAAGCGGGACGCATAAGAATGAAACTGGTGGGCGAGGAAAAAACGTAACCATCGTGGAAGTATGAGGCTAGCAGCTCCTCGAATGACTCATCTTTGAAGTGATGAGCCAGCCAGAATGCTGCTTTTTGCCAGGGTTTCATCACCAGATAGAGAAGAAATCAACTTGGCCTGTGGTTGAACCTACACCGCCGCCTCCGCTATCGTTTAGCCAGAAGCCAAAGCCGTTAGCCGTTTGATAAAGTGAATTAGAGATGTAAGATGCTGAAGATGTTTGAATGGGCCATGCCGTCTCAGTCATACCCCAGATATTGAATGAGGTAATGTAACTGTTAGCCGTTGGCGGTTTGTTGGTGAAACTAACCTGAATAGCTCTAACGTTGTTTTGGCCATAAGCACAATAAACATTCGTTCCTGCAAGAATGTCGTGTCTATACCAATAGATTGCTACCGGTGTTGTTATGCTTCCACTTACCGCTGTAATAACCGTAAAAGTTGAAGAGCTTGGGACTGTGTTCACGGCATACCACCCTGCTGCAATGCCGGATGTCGTATAAATCACGTCACCCACCCTTAACCCATGGTTTGAATAACTAATCGTCGCTGTGTTGCCCACACGGGTCACAGCGCCCTCGATGGTTGTGTAATTAAGGCTAATTTTAGCCCAAGCTTTGATGACGCTACCAGAGACAGAGCGAAGCTTGTTAGAATCAGAGCTGTCTTTAGAAAGAAACTCATCACCGCTGCCTTGCTCTACAGTTTTAGTCTGAACGGCAATGTCACCCTGGAGAGTTCCAGCTAAAGTTGATTGCACTGTGGTTGTTCGCTCATACCAGGAGACATTCCCAGACGTTGCACCGCTATCCGTCACGGTAATGGTGAAAGTATCCACGCCAAGGACTGTCACCGAATAGCTGCCAGAAAGGGCAGTGTTGTTCTCGATATTGAACCATCGCGTATTGCCAGTCGTTAGGCCGTGAGCCGTTTTAGTGACGGTCAGCGTCGTGGTTGCTCTGGAGTAAGTGCCAGAGACTACCGCTTGGCCTAGAGTGGTGTTGTTATTGACCGTTGTAGCTCCATTTAACGTGGCCGTGCCGTTGCTGGTGACATTACCGCCAAACGTTGTTGCAGCGTTAAAAGTTGCCGTATCTGTGTCAGCATTGCCAATCGTAGTGTTACCATTGACCGTTAGGTTGCCAGTCACCTGAGCATTCGTGCTAACCGTCAATTCTGAAGCTGTTGTAGCTGGAAGATTGCCTGCCAAGTTAGCCAAAGTCACCTTTTTGACTGCTGCTCCGCTAATGTCATTGATGAGAAACTCATCGTCACTTGCTGGAGTTGTTAGGCCATCCTGCAAACCAATAAAGTCAGGCAGCGGTGATGCTCCTGTCACATGGTTATTAAGGTCAGAGGCGTTTAACGTTTGACCGTTTGAGAATGCTGGCGTGACGCCTGATTGAAGTCTGGGCATATTATTCGGCAGATACGAGATTTCGACCGGCTACGGTAGCGTCTATGGCATAGGAACGCAAGACCGGCCGCCCTGCGTTGCTTTGGAAAAGGATGTCAGCGGCATAACCACGTCTTGCAATACGAGTGCGAAGCGTTTTATCTTCATCAGCCTGTGAGGTAAAACGGATGAGCTGCGATGTGCTATCAGGATTGGAAATGACTACGGAAACCGTGACATCATCGCCTTGGTTTAGCACGAAATCAGACTGTAAGCCGCTGAATCGCTTTTCATCGAAGGTCTTGAAATTGTAACGACGGCTTAAAATTTGACCGTCCATTGGAATGCTAAGTGACCCTTCGGTGAATACTGCTGAAGTTCCTGGAGATGTAGAGCCTAGCTGTGCTGTGCCTAGGACTGGCGTCCCGGTTCCGTCGTTTACTTGGTCAACGCTCGTTTCTTCTAACAAGAAATAGCGGCTTCCAGCGATGGCATACATGCGCTTACTGTTCTGGTTGAGAGCTTGCAGCATGTTCTTCGGCTGCATTTGGACAGGGTAGGTGTCCATGGACTCCCAGGCTTGATTAAGCAGCGAATAGACAAGAATGGCGTTGTTACCAGTAGAGCCATCCATGGGGACGGCTAGGTAATACCTATTGTTCCAAAATAGCCCACAAGCTCCGCTCGCCGTATTGGCGTTGATTCTGTTGATTAGGTCACTGATAGGCTCAGAAAGTGGTCTCTGATCACCGATAAGCTTCAAATCTAACGTATGCGATAGCTGATAGACTCCACGGTCAGAAAGGAAGAATACCTGTTGCCCAGCGAGCTGAATGGAGCGTCTAGCAGAGCAACCAAACTGATTAGTGAGCGTCTGAATGAATGAATCTGCGCTGATGCCTCTGTCGATGCTGGCAGCAATGGCAGGAGGAGGAAGATAGGCATAGTAAATGCTATTCCGCTGGAAGATCAAAAACTTGTCTTCCTGGAAAGTCTCAAAGCCTACAATGTAATCATTGGCCCCAGTATTGATTCGGAACTGATCAAGCGTGACATCGAATATGTTAGGCTCGTAGTAGTTCGAGGCTGCAATCTCGTCGCGACTGACGCAAAGCACGATTCGCCCCTGGAAATACATGCCGAAGTCAGCGGGAGGCATACAAACATCATCACCGCCCTCTAGGTAAGGGTATTGTGTCGCTGTTGCTTGATCCACCACACTGACTGTGCTGCCATTCCAAACGAGAGCCGCTTTGGCTTCTACGCAGGTGAAAGTTGTGTGCGATTTATTGCCTGAAGCTACCGTTGTATAGGTCACTTTATAGTTGGTTCCATCAAAGGTGGCACTTTCAACAAAGTAGGAGCCTGACATGTCTTGATGTCCAGGGCAATAAACGATGATCTCATCACCAACCGAATAACCTGGATTAGTGGTGTAAAAGTTCAGCGTGACGGTTGTTCCAAGTCGGCTAATGGTGTTCGCTCCAGACGAGATATCAAAAACGCTATTACGGCTATAACCGCGAAGGATGTAAACCTTATCCGCAGCTTGAAAAGCATCACACGGATCAGATGCATCAATGTCTCGAACGTAAGTTGTGCCGCTAATCGTGCGACTCGGAAAGGCGAACTTGGTGGAGGTGTTGCCTGTGCTTGTGTTGTAGGTATAAAGGCCATCGTTCGCGATGAGGATGATGTATTCAGTGCCGTCCGTAGCTAGGAAGTCACAACTGACTCGAAAGTTCACGCTGCCTGTAATGATGCTAGGAAGGGTCAAATCCTTGCAGCCAGATCGAACGGCTGCATTGCCTCTATCCATGCGAATATTCTTCGCAAACTGGACGAAACCGGGCTGAATATTGACCGGATTGTCTCGGCTGGCCATGCCAACAAAACCCGAGTCACCATCCGTTTGATATGGCGTATTAGGCATGGTCTAACTTTCCATTTGTTTAGATTCAATCAAGCCGTTGCTTGGAAGTGCATAGCGTCCCGAGACCAAAAAGCACCAGCAGGAAGCCACCCTTCTTTGGCAAAAGCTTCCATTACCTCAAAAGGCATCGTCGCAAACGTAGGCCATGGGCGGTGATTGCTATTCTCGCTAGGGGCCAGATCAATCGCAGCACCTCGGGCATGTAGGCTAGGAAGTGAACCTCCTCTCATGGGCCTGTCGTTGAAAACTCCGGCGTATTTTTTCAACACATCGGGATTACTTTTGGCTAGGTCTTCAAGAATGCGTTTCAGGCTATCCGCCACCTTGTGATGGCAGCGAATCCAGGAGACCTGCGAGCCATTAAACACGATGCCTAGACCATTGACGTTAATGCTGGTTAGCTTTGTTTGATCTCCAGCGGCTCCATAAAACTCGGTTAGGCTCTTTTGGTCAGTCTTTGGCCACGGGTTAGGCTTCGGCATTAACGAGCGCAAATAACGCTGGCACGCAGCAATGGACTTTGGTCCCCAGAAGCCGTCAGGCGTGGTGCCAATCTTCTCTTGGATGCGTTTGATGCCGTATTGCGTCACTTCTTGGGAGTGATAGCGACTAGAGCAACACCAGCGGCAGCTTGCACAAGCTCACCGACAACGGTAGACATCTCGGCAGGTAGAGGAACGCCAAAAGCGGTCAGGATCGTGACAAGGCCCAGCCAAGTCGATTTTTCACGTAGTTTAGAGAGGATGATTTTCATGTTTTTCGATGGGTAAAACAGGGGTGTATAGTTCGGTCTTTTCATTTCCTAGCTAAACTCTTCAGCGACTCCAGAATCAAGACAGTTCTCTCATCCAATCGGTTCAAAATCGCGCTCTGCTGTTTATCCGAGTCTTGCAGCGATATGATGTCGCGTTGCGCCGTTTCTATCGCGGTAGCTTTAGCACTAGCTAGCCAAGTGATGTAAGCGGCTGTTCCTAGTGACGAAACGACTACGGTGAGCCACGCGGAACTGATCTTGATGAAATTACTCATGGGTTGTCGATAGCGAAAGCTGCTTCAAACCATCCTTTGACCTGCTCTGGCGTCTTGTTGAGTGCAACACGGAACTGCTCAACAACAGGATGGTTACTGTTTACAGTGGGAGCTTTATCCCACCATGTCTGCATCTGAAACTTTTGATTCACGTCTTGAACGGCATTGATGAAGGCGCCGATTTGAATGCAGATGTCACGGCCTAGAGCAAGTCTCAAAGCCGCCATGGTAACAGAGATAGCAGGAGGTGCATCAGGCGGTCGATTAGCCCAAGCAGTTCCAAGCTGTGCTAGCGTTGGTTTAATGCCACCATCGAGCATGGTTAGACCGGCATACGTCTCAGGGTTCAGCACGAACGGCCTACCTGGGCAGGCTAAGGCTACCGCTTTGTGAAGGTCAGTATCAGAAATCATGGTGCTACTTCGATGAGTATAATGGACGATGCTCCACGGGAAAAGCTCACAGAGTCCGTATCGGTAGCCGTCCTGTTTAGATAAACTGCCCCTGTTGAGTGGCTGGCCAGTTCAATGTTGTAAGTCTGTGATGATGTCGATGCTGGCGAATCCATATAGAGAATCGGCACCGTGGTCATGTTGGTGGCTCCACTCAACTGACTAGCCGTGATCCTGGTTCTATTTCCCGCCGTGTCGCCTTGGATCAATGTTGAAGATGCTCTAGTTAGGCGAAGAAAAGCGATGTTACTGGCTGCGTTTCCAGCGCTAAGCATAGCCATCACGATGACTTGGCTTGTTGCACTTGTTGGAGTGATTGAGGCTGAGAATACGCTGGCAAAGGTTGTGCCTGTCACTGTGGCGGCGTCGGTCTTAGTGGCTTGCACGATTTGCAGGACTTTGCCAGAGCTGCCAGAAGGTTCAGCCCAGGTACCATCAGCTCGCAGAAACTTACTTGTGCCACCGCCCGACAGTGGTGCCAGACCGGCTGCGGTAGATGTTACAAGAGGGAGCGTGACATCAGTGCCGGTGCTCGATTCAAGCAAACGAGTGGCAGCTGTGTAAGACAAGTTGGTTGCCACGTTTACCTGTGCTCCCGCTTCGATGCCATCCAGCTTGCTCGCAAAGGCTGCTGTCATCAGGCCATTCACTGAAGCTGTTGCCGCTCGGATCTCGTCACTGCCGCCGCTAACGTGGCTGCTAGCATGTGCCGTCGGTGTTCGTGAATCGGTCAACCGTGAGTCATCTCCAGCCGCTACAGTTCCTGCGGTTGTACCTACGTTCCGTGTGGCGCTATCTCCTAATCCTGCTTTTGTTCTAAGTGCCGTATCTGTGATGGTTGCCCACCATGCAGCAATAGCTTGGAATACTCTCTGCGCTGTAAAAGCTCTGCGAGTTGTGCTGGTTCCAGCTTCAGCTTCAGCTTGCGAGATTGTCGAAGCTGTCCATTCTCGGGAATCACTCAGCCTAGCATCATCACCAGCACAAACGGTGCCCGCTGTGCTGCCTACATTAAGCGTGGATGAGTCGCCAAGCGCATTCACAGCACCTATAGTGCTATTGAGCTTACTTCTGACTGAGGAACCGGCTTCCCCATTTGAAATTGTTCCGATTGGCATAAGGGTTAATCTATCCAGTTTTCAGTATCTAACCAGACCCCAGCGTCAGCCCAGAGTCCAGTGGATAGAATCCAAGTTCCAGAGGGAGGAGGCCCAGAGCTAACATACGATGCGCCAAGGCTTAAAGCAAGACCTAGGGAAAGGTTATTCATTCGCCAGGAAGAACGGTTGAAACTTCGTTGCTGTAAGGGCCATCACCTGCGCTATTACGCGCAAACACTCGAAACTTGTAGAGCAGGCCAGTTGCCCCCATGTCGGTATATTCGTAACTTAGCGATGTAAGTCCACCTGCTACGATATTCCATCCGCCATTCGAAATATCCACCTGCACAATGTATTCAAACCCATCTGAAGTTGTTTTATCACTAGCCGTCCACTCAAGAAGTGCAGTATAAGAACCAAACTGAGTTGTGACTGACAAAACTGGCGCAACGGTCGGAGGCGTAAGCGGTCCAGGCGGGGCAACTATGCTCCCGCTGCCAACGCTTAACGCTAGAAATAAGCTCTGCATTACTGCATCTTATAAGCTCTGACTTTACCGGAAGCTAGGGTGAATGCAGTGATACCAAGGCCGTTGTAGATAATAGTTCCGGCAGGAATTGCAAAGCCTGTCATCGCATCGCCAGTCTTACCATTTTCGGTCAGCGTGCTGAACTCAGCTTCAGCTAAAACCTGGATAGCGTAAAACTTACCAGTGACGGCAGTAGTTCCAGTTTCCACGACTACGCCCAGGGCTGCGCCGCTGTGGCCTCCAATTTGGACATTTGAGTTCATAATTTAGTAGGTGTTGATCATGTTCATTCTGCGGATCTGTCCTTCAGCTCGAAGAACTCGATCGATTTGCAGCATTTTGACGTTCTCAGCCTCAGCTTCAGCCATGGCGGCATTGTCAATCTGGCCTTCAGTTCTGAGGTAATCTGAGAATACCGCCTTGGTGACGTAATCACCGCAGAAATAAGGGATCTTCACGATTGCCCAGTTGTTAGGCGCTGAGAGCGGAGACTGCCCTTGTGATGTCGCTGTGACGCAGGTGTAAAAGTTGCCGTTAGGCGCTGCTGTTGTCGAAGGGATGTAGCTTCCCGTTCCTGTGCCTGTGTCGAAGTAAACCTGTGCCCCTACCGCATAAGTCGAGTTGGCACTGTAGGACTCGCCAAAAAGGTCAGGCTTTGGTTGGCGATATTCGACCCAGACGGGAGCTGTGCCGTCCATGACGATGATCCGGCGGTTGGTGCCGTCGTCGTCTAGGTAGTAAGCGATTGGTGTAGCTCTAGCCGTCACCTTTGGATTGAGTGAGTAAACCTGCAAGATGTCGCCCATGGCGCTTGTCAGGTTGATGTAGTCCATGCCATCCGAGTCTGTCGTGGTAGTCATCTCCTGGACTCTCACGATGTCAGGCCATGGCTCTTGCTCCCAGATGTGAGCAATGCGCTGTGATGCGAAATCACGCACCATCCGGAAGGTTGTGTCCTGGATGGCCGAACGATCTAAGCCGCAGAGTGTTACGGCTCGATAAAGAATGTCGCTGAAGTTGATCGTTCTCACGCGAAGACCTTACGATATTTAACGTGTCGTGTCGATGGCGGTTCGGCATCAAAACCGAACTGCATCTTCGTCCCTTTTGAGTTCACGCGGCAGTAATCATTCTTCTTTTCGTATTCACGCAAGAAGCTTTGATCCTGCCAACATTGGTAGCCTAGACGCTGGCCCCAGTAGTGAAACGAGTCTGGATCAACTCGCATTCGTAAACGACCTAGCCCCTCCAGGCTTCGGTGTTCAAGTTTGTTAACCTTTCCGACTTGTTGCGCCCGCGCCTCTGCCATCACTTTCCTGAAATTCCATCCGGTCTTAAACTCTTTCAGCATGTCGCTTTGGAGATTATCAGGGATGTTTTCAATCATAAGTAATGGCAGAGGGTTTGTTACGGGACGCTAGCTATTAGGCAGGATCAAACTTGCCAAGGCCAAGGGGGTTCTTGACCACAAGACCAGCAACGGCCTTGATCAGACGGGCAGGACCACCGCCAGCGTCAGGAAGCTCAGTCACCTCGGGGAGGTTAGTGTAACGGAGTTCCAGAAGTTCCATATCCAGAACATAACCGTTGTCGGCGTCTGGCATGAAAAGGGAAGGGTGCAGCTTCATGCGTCCGAAGTCACCTTCGAAGATGTCAACGCTGGCAATGTAAGCATCGCTGTTGGCGTCGCGGTTGAAAGTGCGGATGGCAGTGCCACCGGAGCCAGTCACGCCCACCGTGGAAGTGGTGCTGAGAGTGGTGGTGAACAACAGGTTGGAGAAGGCACGCTTCAGGTTAGTGCCCACAACGGTGTCGTATTCCTTGAATTGGCCGGTCTGGCCATAGATCGAGGTGAGGACAGCCTGAATGTTAGACTCAGCCAAGCTAGCCGTAGCTGTGGTGTTAATGCTTGCCGAAGGGGTGCGGTAAGCAGAAGGCACTTGCAGCGTAGAGCCACCAGAGGTGCTGATGAACGTGCCAAGAGCCTTAGTCAGGTAAGGGTTGGTTCCGTTGTCAGCCTGGGCGTCGTTATTGCTGGAAACAGTGGCTTCCATATCGCGCTTCAGGAGCTTGATACCCTTGGCAACCATTCCGGCAAGTTCGTCGCGGAGACCGGCAACAACCGAAACATCCACTGCAAGAGGGGATACGCGGATAGCACGTTGAAAGACCTGAATGTGGTTGCTGAGAATAGCGCGACCACTGTTCAAGTTTTCGTAAGAGCTAACATCAACGCCGTCCACGCTACCAGTAGTAACGGCAGAAGGCATGTTATCAGCCTGCCATTGAAGCAGGGTATTTCCGGGCTTGTTTCCCTTTGGGATCATGGAGACGATGGGCGTATCGCGGGCATCGACAAGGGAGATGTAGTCGGCGAGGTCTTCGCGCTTACCGACCTGAGAGCGTTCAAAAAGAGCGGGCATGGTAGTTTGTTTTCTTTGCTTGAGTTTTGGTTAGAGGAACTTTTCAGCGATTAGCGCCTTCAAGTTGGATTCGTTGGGCGACTTGCGGAAGCTGTCTTCAGCGAACTTAGACTTAGCGACTTTGGAAGGAACGGAAGCAGGTGCAGATGAGCTTTTCGGTGCTACTGGTGCCCGTTTAATTGGTTGCGCTACTTTCTTACTCTTACTCTCCCTCACCTTGCGCCCTTCGATCATGTCTCCAATGGAGATTTTGAAATCTGGGAACTTTTGGATCTCGGGAAAGGCTCGAATAAGTTCGTTAGCGAACTGATATTCAGGGCTTTGGCGTTGTTTCCAGAAGGGATACTCTTTTTCAGCTTCAGCATCAAACTGCTTGCGATTAGCAACGTATTGAAACTGTGCTGGCAGGTGTTCCTCTAGAGCATCAATGGCGTTCAATCGAATCTTGCGAACTTCTTCCGCAGAATATTCAATCTCCTGACCATCTTTGCCACGAACAACGGCACCGTCTGCATTTTCCTCAGCCCACCGTCTGACTTGTCGAGCATTTTTGACTTCATCCTGAATCTCTTTTTCTGTTTGCAGAGAGAAATACGGGTTTAGGTCTTTGCCAACTGGAACCACTTGCTTTTCAGTTTGCGGCTCAGATGACTCAAGCTCTTTCAGTCGTTCAGAAAGCTCATGGATTTGCTTTTCAGCGTCCTTTTTCTGCGCGGTGAGTTTATCAATGCGCTTCTGGACACCTTTGGGCAAACCTTTCGGAGTCTGCTCGGCTTCTTCCTCCGTCTCCTTGTCCTCGTCGGCCTCCTCAGCGTCCTCGGTCTCGGTTTCAGATTCAGTTTCGGACTCTGTATCCTCAGACTCTGACTCAGCCTCAGCGGCATCATCTTTATCTTCAGTTTCAGTTTCCGTCTCAGTCACAGCCTGAGTATACTGCTTTTCTATATCATCGAAAAGGGACTGGCGTAGCAAACCGGTCAACTGTTCAATGTCGATTGGTTTGTTAGGCATCGTGATTTTGGTGGGTTCACTAACCGCTTCGGAGTTTTGGGGCATATCAGGCAGAAGGTTTTATGACCACTCAGAGGTCGAGAGCATGGTTTGAGAAACCAGGAAACTAGCCAAAAGTAGTACTGCGAAAAACCCAATCAAGGGATGAATTTCAACTCTGTGCCAGCTCGCTCGCTATACTTTTGTAGAATGGCTCTGAGATCGATTAAAGCGGCAATTTGACCGGCATAATATGCCCTAGTTTCTCCAGTGTTCGCGACATCCAGCACGTTGGCTAATGCTTGGTTATGCTCACTCTGGATGACAGCGTTTAGAGCGTCCCAGAAAGCTTGCGGGCCTTTGGCAAAGGTAAATGCTTCGATTACGTCTTTCTCATTCATGCCTGTTGATTCATTTGTTCACTGACCGGAGTCACGCCAAGCCTACCAATGGTTGCGTTTTGCTGTTGTTGGAGACTCATTTGCAGGTTCTTCACGTAGTTCTGAAGCAATGCTTGGAAGATTGGGTCTCCTTGAGCAGCCTGTTGAGCCTTCGGATTTTTCGCGATGACATCCTGCGTGTATTGCAGGCGAGCTTGTGCCGTCGGATCGTTTTCACGATAGAGTGGTTCGTTTCCAAGCATCATCATGCCAATGTCAGTCTGAACTTCTCTGAACATCTTCTCGGAGGCGGCAGATTGATCCACGATAAGCTCTCTGGCTGCCTCTGGGGCAACGGCTTCAATGATCATCTGAATCAGCTTGTTGCGGTTAAGCACTCCACCTGCATCGAGAGGAACAACAAACTGTGAGATTGCCTGCAACTTCTTGGCAACCAGATCGTTATCCAGCGTCTGGATGTTGAAACGAATCAAGAAATCGAAGTTTCCTGCGATGTCTGTAGCGTTCTGATTGAGCTGGACTCCAGTCACTCGAATGATCTCCTCGGGTGGCATGTATTGCAGGCAGAGGGCGAACATCTGGGAGTAAATACGGCCCCAGGTATTCAGCCATCTATTAACCAACTGCTGTTGCGTAAGTTGCGACTTAATCGGCATCACTGTCGGACGATTTAGCCCGAAGTAATTAGCGTGATTGTTTTCAACGCGTTCAATCAGGTTGAATGCTGTCGTCGGTGCCCTTCCTGGGGCTTCTAGCCAAGAATAGTCATCTGGTCGAGTGACCGGAAGCTGAACGCCAGGGCCAATCTTGTTGATTTGTCCGATTCGCTTGACCACTTTCAGAGGTGGAAGCGTCTCGAAAGCTGTTCTGTCACGCACACTGTCGTGCTGTGCCTTGATTTCGTCCTGGTCAGTCATGCTGATCTCAGGGATACCCCGGCTCTCAGTAATGGGACGGCGCACAACCTCGCGGCGAAACTCTACGAAAGGATAGTCACCGTGAGCATAGTCTAGAAGCTCATGCTTGGCATAGAGTCCCTCTTGGACTAGCGGGCTGAATACCGTGCAATAGATACCAGGGACGCCATCAGGCCCAATTTGGCGAGCATAAGCGTAAACGATCTCAATCAGGTTATCCTGGCGGACGATTGGCGCTGCTCCCAGGGTGGTAATCGTGTCGAGAGGGTCAGAATACCATGATTGTTTGCCAGCAGTATTAGCCGCTTGGTTCACAAACTCTTCATCCCATCCGCTATCTTTAACATGAGAGCGTAATTCTACTTCTGTGATGTAAACACGGCGGAAAATGACTCGGGCACTTTGCAGATCAATCGTCTCGGGTGGGAAAGCTACTTCATCGAACGGCTTTAGAGCTGTAACACTCGGAAGGTTGCGTCTGACATAGGTTTCCTCAATCTGACCCACGCCTAACTCTCGAAGTTCGTTCACCAGCTTCTTGGCATCTTTTACGCTGTATTGTGGGATAGCTGCCGTGATCAACTGAGCGGCTAAGTCGGCGCTCTCTTTGTTCATGATAAGGTTTGGCAGGTCAGCTAGGCTAGAATCTGGCATTTGCTGTGCAATCGCCGCGATTTCGTCCATGGAAATAGACTGAAAGCGAGTGCCAAGCTGTTGATCCCATCCAACGTAGTAGATCATCCAGCCGTAGTGCAGGCCATACTGTGCGCCCAGCTCCTGTTCTCGGCTAATATCGGCCCGAAGCTTTTGCTGCGTGATCCAATTCATCAGCGTATTTGCCGCCGAAGCCTGTGCCATGTCGTTAAACTCTGTAGCCGTGACGCTAAGCTGGCTACGCTCGAAACTTGTTGTTAGTAGGCAGGAAAGCTCGTTAATCGTCGAATCGACTAAGCGATTGCGAACGTCGGAAGCTCCCTCGAATGGAAAAGCTTGCCGATTGTTAGGCAGGTTCTCAGAGTGCTTTTTACCGTCGTCAGATTGGCCAGACCAACGGCAGAAACGAATATTATCAGCATTAGTTAGCCTCTCCAGATCGGTAGTCGTATAGAGACACCGTGTCAGTTCGCTAGAAAGCTCGTTTACATCTGGCTTATCTTGGTAAAATGTGAGCTTATCGCCGTTGGTGTTGTATTTGTTATTCATTTAATAGCTTCCAATCTGGCCTTGTGGTTGGTAATTCGACACCGTTTCATTCACAGGATTCATCACCGCAAGGTAACGAAGGACATCAACCGGGTCTTTGGTTGCTCCCTTGTCTCCATCAGCTCCTGTCCACTCACGCATTGAGTAAATAAGGTTACGGCAGTTTTCACTGATGTAGAGATTAGGCTCATTGTGGAGAGCAAGCAAGGGTTGGTCTTTGTCCCAGGCTAACCAATCATTGATAATGCTGATGCCTTCCTCAACTCGCACTCCTGCGGCTGGTGTAAACCACATCGGATCAGGATCTTCCTGCAAAAGGTCGATGAGAGACGTTCCGCCATCTCGCCCTATGGCTTGTGTGCCTCCTGCTCTTGGGTCAATGAACCGTTCTGAGATTTGTTCGCGGCCTTCAAGCTCTCGAATCAGTGCTTTGTAGTCTGCGATGCCTCTTCCAGCTCCGTTTCTTTGTGCTGTGCCAGGTTTTCCGTCGGCTTTGTCTCCTGGGATTGCCCATTCGCCGTAACTTATGTCAGGAAACTCGCGGTAAATGAACTTCCTGCCGTGTTCATCCACGCGAAGCCACAGCATGAACCAATTTCGAGCGCCTGCGGGGTCAACGGCCATGTAATTAGTGCCGTTTTGTGGAATCTGATCATCAGGAATGACGTTCCACGACCCGAAACGAGGGAATTGAGAGCCTGCCAAGCTTTCCGCGTAGCCATAAGCACGAATTTTGACCTCATAATTGGTTCTGCCATGTAGTGCCCGCTGAATTTCGGAGAAAGGAGAGTATGAATTGAGTTCAGAGTGATACCACATCACCCTTCCGTTGGGTTTGTGGCACTTCGCAACGTGCGGCATCATGCCTTTATCACCGCCAGGGACGTTAATCGCGTCTTTGAGTAGGCTAGCAGGCTTCCAATCTGTTATCGAAGCGCCTGCCATATACTCCTTTACCACGCTAGTATAACCAGAAATGGGCGTGAAGGTTAGTAACATTTTGCCGCTACGGCTGGCTAACCGGAAGCGAAGTGTTTTCAGCCAGTCGTTATTTATTTCTTCGTCGATCCAAAGGAAGTCAATCTCACCGCCTTCGATGACTTTGATGTCCTGGGACTGGTTCAGGAAGTAGCACTGACTTTTGTTAGGCAAGACAAACGTATTTTCAGAAAAGCCGTTCTTTTGGGTGAAACTAACATTGGTTATCTTCGTCTTTTTCGCCGTCTTGAACTCCGCTGGCAGGTATTTATAGACCAACGGCTGTTGCATCTGAACGCTGCTCATGTTCGTTGTGTGTATGCACCATACCCGCTTATTGGCGTAGCGACTCAGCACCTGAGCGACACGTTTAGCGGCATACTCGGATTTCCCGGCTCTGTTTCCTCCTAGGATAAGTAATTCATTTACATTAGGACTAGACAGTAGAGTGTCGGCAGTCGCCCAGTGATCCGGCTCGTAGCCGTGCCTATAGGGGTCCATTCTCTCCGCCAGAATTTTATCCTCTCGCAACTGGAGGCGTCTCGCCACTTCATCTATGCCCACCCTTTCTATCAGGGCTGCAATTGTCTTGGTCGATGGAGCTACGAGGATGGGATGAGGCGTTGGCCGATATTGGCCTAGATTATCTTTGGTAACTTCGAGCTGGAACATATTTTACCACTTTTGTTTATCAGCCCAATAGGCTGCTGACATCTTGCCCTTCTTGATATTCTCGGCATGTCTAGCCTTGAATGACTCCCGCCTGTTGCGGTCAGACTCAGATTCTCCCTTTTTGTAAGGTGAGCCGCTGACACCTTGCTGTCCAAAGCGGATGGTTTTTACCTCGCCGCCTTCCTTGGCCACGACAATATGGCTTTTCGTTGGGTGGCTAGGGGTGCGTTTAGGCTTGTTGTAGCCAGTAACTCCCGCTCTTGCTAGTCTGGGGTCTTTGTTCACAGGAAAAACGATACCTGCAAAAACATTCAATCAAGGCTTGCTTGACGTTTTCTGTAGGTATGTTACGGGAAGCATAAGGTTTGCGTCGTGATGGGCGTAACCGCCCTTCAGCAAACCACTAGAGGCCGACGTTTCCATCACAGCGTCGGCCTCTTTGTTTACTGGTTACTTGTCCAACGTCCAGTCAAAACAGGACAGCGAAGTGGAGACACTAGCAACGCTCGATGTGCAGGCCGTGAGAAAGTCAGTGCTTTCCGTAGCGTGAAACGGAATAACTCGTTGGGGGCGCAAGTTCCAGTGCGAGGATAAACAAGTCTGGATGGTCGCCCTTCCTTACCACCATTATCATGGGGGGAGGGGGGGTCTTGGCAGAGAGAGAGGATTTAATTCTCCATCAAGTAGAGAAAGACCACCGTCATCACCATGATCTGAGCTACGTCAAAGAAGGACAGTCCTTCGATCATTGCAAAACCTCCCGTGGAACAATAAACCTACCCGACTTCGGCACATAAACCAGCCACTCGCCGTTGTAGCCGTCCTGATCCGCACACGGATATAGCGGCTGAACCACAGTGCCATCTTTGAGATACGTCATCTGACCGCTGACTTGCTCAGCAACTCGGATGTTATCAATCAGCTTCATAGCTCCTGGGAGTCCGTAGGGCATATCAAAAAAATAACCTCTAGTCTGCCATGGAGTCCACGCGACCTGCCACCGACTAGAGGGTCCCTCAAGAGGAGGAAAGGGTTAATCAAGCGCATCTCCCTGACCAAGAGCTTTGCCGACTGCGGCACGGATAATCGTATCTAACATTGGCCCTTCATCAGTCGGATTCAGGAAACGGAGACAAGCTGCTAGCAGATCGGGAGCTGCTGCAATCAGTGCTTTGTCCGCGTCAGATGGCTCTGTGCCGTCTGTTGGATAGAATTGCTCACGATCACCAAAGTTGCATACTTCATGTTCTCGTTTTAGATAGGTGGCATTTGGATCAAACCGTGGGCCTACAAGCATCGCATTTGATGTCCCGTCATCGGGCGTATACCATCTCCACGGCCCAGGTGTATACGTTGTCTCATTCATATCTTTAATGTTATGACGTTATAGCTCCCGCCCGGCGCTCCTTGGCTCTTATGGCCGTTTAGATCGCTGACCCGGTGTTGGCTGTAGAAAAGACAGCGCGGGAAAAGGGGTTCCTGCCGCCGCAAAAGTCCCCTGGAAATATCCAGGAGGTTAGTGCCCTTTTGCGCTTTAGTATCGGCCAGCATAGGCACAGCAGGAAAAGTGTTTAGTTAGTTATTTGGTAAGGGCCATCGGCAGGAGTCGAACCTGTATCCTCCGCTGATAGCGGCACGTTACCAGTCTGTTGCCAGACCCGGTATTCATTCCCGGTTACGACACGATGGCTCATATACACTCTACGATCAATTGGTTTTCAGCTTAGGAGTGACTTCGTTGTAAACCTTTTGATATTGCTCGCAGAATTTAAACAACGTCTCAGCCATCTTGCTAGTATAATCGTCCCAAGTGACAAGAACATAATGGGGCTGCATACCTGGGAAGTAGCTCCAAAAATGCCATTGGCGAAGGCCAGTAACAACCATTGCCCCATGAACCTGCTGCTTATAGGTGTCAGGCAATCCACCCGTTCGCACATATTCAACATGTGTTCCAGGCGCTGGACATTTAATTTCAAGGCCGGCAACGTATTGCCCAGCCTCCAAAATTAACCCATCCGGCGAACAACCTAAGATGCCGTTGTCATGAGTGACAAAACCAACTTGGTCAACATCCCGCGCTGTATAAGCTTGAAATGCAAGACGAGCTTGCGGCTCAAGTTCAGTTCCTCTGCGAGTCATCCAATTTCCCTGAAATTCAGGCTCAAAATCAGGGGCAAACGTCTCACCGATCAGATCATTAATGTAACCATCGGCTGACTTGGAAAGTTCGCACTTGGCCGCTGTTACAATTTTAGAAAAATTGGAAGCCGTTGGTTTGCCTTTGCGAATTGCATGCCACTCGGACGTGCCTTGCTCAATATTGTTATGAATAATCACTTTTAACCTCCTTTTGCTACAGCTTTAAATCAAAACTTACCCAGCCTTCTAGGCTGGAACTTGGCAACCAAAGTGTCGCCATCAAGACGAACCGGGATCACCATGCCAGGCACGAAATAGCGAGAGTCACGACATTTGCAAATTCTTTCTTCACCTTTGTAATTGACCTTCAGAAGCTTCAAATTTGGCATCCTAGTCACCAGCACTGTCGCCGTATCCGATTCACTCAGAAGCCGCTCTAAACCGCTCTGTGGCGCAACAGGAGGCACATCAGAGACCGGCAACTCAACCGCATCCACTTCCTGACTTCCCATCGGAAGTTGAGAAGCCTCGGGAGCTTCCACCGTGGCATTATCAATCACTAATAACTCCAGTGCCTTCTTCTGACCGGCAGGAGTCAGCATGGTCTTTTTGTAGCGACCAATGACCCAGTGGCGGCCTTGTTTTAGCTGTGGCTTCAATTCCTTCACCGACTCCACCGTAACGCTATGCAGCGCAGCAAAGTCCTCAATGCTTATGGCTTTAGTTTGTTCCATTATTTCAATTCCTTCTCGTTTAGGTTTCTTAAATGCCTAGCGTTAATTGGCTAGTTTCACGCTCAATTCTCTCACAGGAAGCGGTAAAGTAATCCGCATCCAACTCTATCCCCGTGAACTCCATATCAGCATAGTGTGCTGCAATGGCATGACTTCCACTCCCTAAGTGAGTATCTAAAATACGCTGCCCAGGTTGTGCATATTTAGCGAGCAGCCAGCGGTAAAGAGCGACGGGCTTTTGTGTGGGGTGGATTTTATTTTGATTTGCATAAGCTTCAACGCGGCTCATGCGAAACGCTTTTGCTGGAGACAAAAAGGATGTCCAAGCCATCTCAAACACCGCGCCGCTAAATTCCTGCTCCTTATCCCAGATTACCCAACATGGAGATGAGCGCAGGTTTTCCACCATGTAGTTCGCTCCCCAAATAATCTGATTTGTTGAGACCCTAAAAAGCTGCTCAAAATACTCTGGTTTAGGGGCGCTCTTGTCCCACTTTTTAAATTCATAAACCTTCCAGTTTTTACTTTCGTTGGGGTTTTGTATTTGCTTCATCCAGTCAATCCCATACGGCGGGTCAACAATAGCCAAGTCAAAGTGCTTGTCTGGAAACTGGCGCATGATGTCCATGCAGTCAGCGTGATACAGAGAGAGCTTTTTATGCTGCCAAGTCGGTAGCACTTTAGTTTGTTCCATGGGTCACTCTTGGCTGGTTTTTGGCGTTTGCAAGCAATTCTAGCTCGTCTATCTCGTCTAGGACATCGCCGATGTCCTCCTGGAGTTCGACGAATAGCTCGGAATCAACCTCGTCAGGCATCTTATGAAGGAGATCATCACGAAGACGATCCATGAGGATATAGCACTCCATTAGCAGGAGGCCACAGCGAGTCTGGAGAGTGGGCGACATAGGGCTTTAGTGAAAAAATTCTACAGAGGTGGACTCATCGACTTTTAAAAGCCTCGCGAAAAACTAGACCCCCACCCCCCATCTTGCGTCTCAGCTAGCTCGCTTTGTTGAGACTCAGCTAGTGCGCTAGAGCTTAGTTTGTTGATAATCATAGCATTAGATATGGTTACAGGACTTTGCATTACGCTTATTGTTTGTAGTTAAGCCTCATCAGTCTCAACAAGCTCTGCGTCCAGAACGATGTTGTTGGCGTCAAAAAGGGAGTTAACTGCCTGATGATCAACGCGAAGTCGGTGTTCGACCACAGTTTGAGGCTGATCATGGAGCGCCTGGATTTTGTCAATGGCAATGGCGATGGCGATGGGTAAACTGGCCAGTGGTATCTGTTCCACCTGTTCCTCTAGTTTACTCGCTCCCTTGCTCACGAATCGGCTCAGAGTTGCCGCTGTGCTCTTCTTCCACGCGGTCAGATTGAAGCTAGGATCACTTTCCTCTGCTCTATCTCGTATCGCTGCTACAGTGTGCGTAGAGAGTCCATGGTCATTTGCTACAGCTACCATGCCTGTTCCTGAGCGCAGTGCAGCCAGGACACTTTGTTTCACGTCCTCCGGCACCTTATCGCCACTACTCGGCGTGCTATCGGTCTTCAGTCTACCTTCCATGATTTTGCTCCTCGTATTTGGTGATTAGTTCAGCTAGCTGCCTTGGTGTTCGGATTGGCTTCAGCTTCATGTGTGTTCCTACTTTCGCTTCTCTGCCTGCTTTCCCACAGTCATTGTCGTAAATGAACCAGCTCAGCCAATCGGATTGATCCACATGCCTCAAAAGGCCATCAAAAGCCTTCCAAATGGCTGTAAAAAGCTGCCCGTCTGCGTCCATTGCCCCAGCTTCTATGGCTTTTAAGCAAGCCTTATCTAGTGCGTTGTGGTCGGTTATAATGGCCTTAATAACCGACTCCCAATAGAGTATCCTTTGTTTCTTGTTCATCGTTTAGCCTTCCTTTGTAGTTCTAGCAATGCTAGCGCCATAGCGGCCTCCTTGGTGATGGTGCCACTAGATTCACGTTGGTTGATGGTTTTCCGGCTCACATCTAAAACATCAGCAAGAGAGGCTTGGGTCATCCCCAGCCGCTTTCTTGTGGTTTTATATTCGGTGGAAGTCATGCTGCTTTTTTAAGGCACTCGGCCCAGAGTTCGAGATTTGCCGCCGCCGTTGAATAAGGAGTTACCATTTTCATTTCACCACCAGCTTCACGATACATGCGCCGTGCTTTAGAATGCCGAATGGCCACAATTGTCTTCCAGACAGCTTCGTGCCCTTTGAGATCTTCTTTTGTCATTCCAAACGCTTTAGCAGGCTTGAGTGCGCAGATGCAGCCGAAGTGCTGAATCTCTCCGGTTTCGGTGTCTTCGATCCAAACTACTTTTTGAAGACCGGATTTTCCGCAGCACATGCAGAAACTTTCGTCGTCGTTGATTGCTTTAATTTTGAAGCGTTCGTTCATGGTAAATGACAGTAACAAAAGGTAACAGGTAGTCAAATGCTAAGTGTTACTTTTCTTCACTTTCTTTCTTTGTTTAGCCTTAGCCTGTCGTTTCTCTGCTCGTTTGCCCCATTTAAAGCCATCCGCCTGGAGTTGTTCCCACGCTGGGAAAAAGATGGACTCCATGCAACGCACAATCTGCTCCTCTTGCTCTGGTGTGACTCCGAAACCAACTCCTGAGACTGATAGAGCTGCGTGCATCAGCTCGTGGCGTATCGTCGTCATGGCTGTGATTGGGTCACCTTTTAGGTTAGAATTGAGAGCGATAACGCTAGAGTCATGGCAGTAGGTGCCATAGTCCTCAATATCTGCCCACATGACTGATACCTTATGACCTCCGATGGTGATGGATGCTTTCATTAGAATTGTGCAGGTTCTCTGAACTTGTAGTATCTGCCCAGGAAGTCTAGCTCTAAACTCCAAAACCTTTCACCTGTGCGGTTCTTCTCACAAGTCAAAAGACGCTTCTCGTCGTTATTCTCCACCTTGCTTAAAAGCAGGATGTGATCAGCGTCCTGGCCTATTGCTCTGCTCTCTCGTAGCTGCCCGTTATCGTTTAATTGTGAGGCAGTTAGAACGACTTTATTGGCCTTAATCGCGGTTCGTTTTAGCCTCCTGGAGATGCTAGCAACTAACTCCTCTCTAGTGGCTCCTTTCCTGCCTTCGTCCTCCATGAGTTGCAGGTAATCGACCATCACAACGTCGGCATCACTCTGCTCAATATCGTTCAGGATGTCGCTCGCTGTGGCTCCGTTAATATCCACGATCTCAGCCTTAGCTTGGTGCAATCGCTTAATCGCTTCGATAAGCGCCTGTTGCTCGGATCTACTCATTAAACCTTTCCAAACCGCTTGATTGTCTAGGTTGCCTTGGCTGCATAGGATGCGGTAAGCCTGTTCCTGCTGGCTCATCTCTAGGGGGTAAATCCGCACTTTCTTTCCCTGTTCCAATGCAGTCTCTAGGAAGTTCTGCATCAAGACGCTTTTACCATCTCCAGGTTTACCAGCGATGACCCAAACCTTTCCCGGCTGCATCCCATGAGTTTTAGCGTCGATCGTCGGGAATCCCGTGCTAATACCTGCCAGCGCGTTACCATTTTTCGAGCGGTATTCGATTTCATCCACGATCTCGCCAGCTAGGGCAAACATGGACTTTGATGCTAACACCTTCCCAGGTATCTTACCAGCTTCTGACAGTAGGTTTTCAGCCTCAGCGATTGCAGCCACTGCATCACCTCCAGATGCTGCCGCTACTTCTAGCGTTTCTGTGGCCTTTTTAAGCGTCTCGATACGTTTCCGCACCTCATACCCTTGGCGAAGATTACGAATGAAATTTGGCGCATTTCTGTGCAAAACAGGCGTAGTCCAGAGTTCAGTCAGCTTCGACGCTCCGCCAAACTGCTCCAAAACGCCTTTATCGCGCAGCTTTGCCGTCGTCACCAGCAGATCAGGCTGCTCATCCCTGCCGATGGCGTTCACCAGTTCGGCGAACAAAGGGCGATTCTCAGGGCTGAACATGTCGGCCGTCACGCTGTGCAGGCTGCTCTTGAGTACGTCGGCATCCTGGGCAAACGTCGCCAGCAAGCTCTCTTCGGTGGCGGTCTGGAGACTCATAGACTAATTCTTTGTTGGGCTGTTGCTGTGGCAGGCTTCTCATCCTCCCAGCGTTTCTGGCTCAGGTAGGTCGCAGGATGGGGGATGAACTGCCCACCGTCTTTTGTCCATGCGTCTTGCTTGGTCTGCCAAGCTAGAGCTGCCAAGATCGTGGCAGTCTCAGGTTTGAGCTTCTGCCAAACCTTCTCCGCTGCTCCTTTGCCAACCTTTCGAGGGTAGGCATTCCAGAACTCTGTGAAACCTATGGAAGTATTATTCTGGTTATGGTTATGGTTAGCTTTCGTCTGGGTTACGTTAGCTTTTGTCTGGGTTAGCTCTGGGTTAGCTAGAATAACCTGCTGGGTTTTCTTCGGCCTGCCACCGAGCTTGCCGTTGCATCGTGATCTCTCCGAACGTGAGTGATAATTGGCTATCTCAGCATCGCATCGCTTGTGAATGTATCCATTTTCGGTGCAAATGAAGAACTCTTTGAGCACTGCAATAACCTCGCTATAACCTAACCTTAACCTACGGCTAACCTGCTGGGTTTCCAATGGGATAGCAGTCTCAGAGAGGTAATATAAATCGAGCAAACGACGATAGGCTAGGTCTTCAAGCGGCTGAAGATGGGCCGTATCTCGGAGATAATCGCCAGGGTGAAACGGGTAATAGTTCATGCTTTATTATGTTCCTCACTAGGCTGTGAAACATTAGTAATAAAGGGTTGGAGTTTGGTTAGGGTGGCGTCGGCTTTAGAGATGCGTGATTTCATATCTTCCCACCGTGTTGAGTAGTCACAGCGGTGTTCATCTTTCCACCAGTCACGATCCGCGAATAGTTCGCAGGTATCCTCGCGGCATCCATCAAGAGCTGCGTGCGCCTCCCTGATAGCCTCGCGCATAGCTTCATTCTCCGCCTTTGCCGCGTTGAGTTCGCGCTCAAGACGGCGGGCGAGCTCGCACATGGCAATTTCTCCCTCGGTCATGTTGTCCTCGTCTTGTTCGCCAATGTAGGCGTCAGTTTCTGGAGTCGGTGTCATGGGTTGTGTAGGTTTGGAGTTTGGTGAGGGCTTGGCGTGAATAATTGCTACACGGTCCAGGTTTTGTAAAAAGCTTCCCTCAACCGCAGTCTATCGGCGTTAGCTTTGTCACGCTCGCGCTCAAGACGGCTGGTAACGTCAAGGTCAACAAGCTGTTTCCCGTAGGTTCCTGGGTATCCCGCTGGACCTTTGAGGTAATCGCCTTGTTTTGCAGCGAGGTCGCTTTCAGGTGTCGGTGTCATGGGTTGTGTAGGGTTGGAGTTTGGCGAGGGCTGGCATGATGTTGAAGTCAAGGCTGTCCCACTCCGCAACGTCTCCGTTGAGATGGTAGCCAGCCAGACCTTGCGATTCGCGCATAAGGCTTTCGAGGTCTTTGAGTGTTTCATGCGCCTCCCTGATAGCCTCGCGCATGGCGGCGTTTTCTTCGATCAACTTCTGCACTCTCGGCGCTCGATCTCCCAGGTCAGGCCGCTGAGTAAGCGCCGCCTTGATCTTCACTTGGTTGTCATACGCCTTTTTAAGCGCCTCGTAATCCTCCAGCGGAACCAGTTCGCGGATGCCCTCGGGTGTTGAGTATGGGTATATCTTGGTTGGTGCCATAATTTACCAAAGGTTGAGGGTTTTGCCGAGAGCTTCAGCGCGTTGGGCTGCGGTGGCATCGGCAAAAGCAAATAAAACAACCTCTTTATAGCTTGCGGGAGAGTTTAACGGGACAAGCCCAAGAACCTCATTTAGGTTATAAACAAATTCAAACCGTTGATCATTCGTTAAGTTTGTTTGAAGTTCTCGCACCGCGTTGAGGTCGTTGAAGTAGTCGGGAAGTGGTGCAATCGGTGCAAGTTCAGGGTCGCCATTTTTGTCTGGCCTTACCCTGCAAATGGTAAATTCAATGACTTCCCAACCTTCCGCCTCAGCCAGCTTGATTCGTTTTTGTTCTTGTGTCAGTTTCATTTCAGGTTCCAAAGGTTGATGATTTGGTCTAGTTTTTCCATTGCCTCAGATTCACTGTAATAAAGCCGTCGCTCGACTAAATCCCGAAGGGTTCCAACTCCGTATTCAGACTCTTGAAGTCGCTCATTTAAGCCCTCAAATCTGGCGGCATCATAACAAGATATGACATACTCCAACCCTTCCACCGCCACCAACAAACCCTCCGCCATCGCTGGCGAGATGTTGCGACTGCGGGCGATGAAGGTGGCGTCTCTCTGATCTTGCTCGCGGGAAATGCCTGAGCTGCGTCCATCAATGATTATTCCTGCCGCTTGGCAAAACTCTCCAGGTTGGCGATAAACCATATCGCCTTTGTCTCCAGTCGCCCATTTCGCCGGAGTGACGGTTTTACTGAGTTCGATAAACTCACGAAGCTCCGCTTTCAGTTTTTCTAGTTGTTCTTTCATGTTTTTTGTTGTGTTATTGGTTAGCTGGCAGTGTTGTCCTTTACGGAATGTCCCTGGTCTTTGGTCGTAATCAGATGATCCGCATGCATATAAAGTGCGCGGGGTTATTGCTGCTATCTCCGGCTTACCGCAGTGCGGGCAGTGCGCGGCTGGTTTATTTACGGTTTGTGACATGTTGTGTGTAGTTTAGTCGGTATCCAGCTCGGAGAGGCTGGCTCGGTCGGCTGCCCTTGATCGTTCGCCGCAAGTGCAGACCGCCGAGACTTAAACGGTCCAGCAACCATGCCGTTCACCATGACAGCCCTGGTCCACCATTCCTCGTGCCGAAAGCGGCCAAAGAGCACGTTGTTTCTCCGTCGGACTTCGAGAATGTCGCGCCTGTCACGCAACGCCACAACCCAAAAGCCCGCTCGGTCGATGTGCTCCTGAAACGCCAACGGCGAACCAGTCGTGGCAGCCAACCTGTGGTCGGCGGTGTCGTGTTGAGTGTTTTCCATGTTATTTCTCGCCTCCCTTGGTCGGCACAGTTTTATCGTTCGGAGAATACTTGGTGCGGCCCGGTTGCTCCAATTCAAGCGCCAAGTCTGCAAGATGGAGGTAATGCACGTCGAGAGTGGCGCGAATTCCCGGCGGGTTATCATAGCGGACACCATCTTTCATTTTCCGCCACGCTTCGGCAGACTCTCGCAGCATTTGAGCGACTGTCGCCATTGCTGCGCGGAGCTTCTCAATTTCCGAACATGGCGATGGACCGCAACACTCACCAGCTGCGCGGTCGGGGTTGCTCGTGGATTGCGAGGTCTCAGGCGTTATCATAGTGCACTTTCAGGTGGGTGTGGGTCATCTTGGTCGTTATGACGTATGGCTTGCCTCCACCGGCACAGACATAGCGCGGCTGACTGCCTCTTTGCACCTCGTGCGGCGGAGTTAATCCTTTCTTCTCCCAGGCGTTCCAGTGCATGATATGATCCGCTGGCCCAGAGTCATTCTTGGGCTTCGAGCCATAAAAGAGTTTTGAACATCCGCATACCGAGCAACGCCGAACAGATGGGGCGGTTGTGTTTGAGGTAGTTGTTTCCATGAATTTTAGAGTTTAACTCCCAATTCTGTCGCCCATTTACGGGCTGTGATGCTCGTCGTGCCCGCTCGTTTGCAGGCGATCTCCATGCCGTAGCCTTGGCCTAGCATGTGTTTCAGTTTAGCAAGCTTTGCTCGCCGCTCCGACTCTGGCGCTATGCGTGCGCCACCTCGTTTTGTTGTCATGGCTTTAGAATGCTAGTGCTAAAATTGCGATAATGATGCAGATGGCCGCTAGGAGTAATCCGCCGATCAGGTCTTTGAAGAGTTGGCGGTGGTAGGACAGCGTTTTGTCAGCGTATCCAGGCTTGTGGGCGCGTATCCCAGCTAGACGACGGTTTTGCCATTCGAGGGTGCGGTCGCACTCTCTGGCGGGGTAGGTTTTACGACGTGGTTTCATGTTAGGCAAAGTTGGGTTTGGTGTTATCTCTCAACCATTGGGCTTGGGCGGTTCGGGCTGCGGCCCAAGCTGCGACACCGGCTGCGGCTCCGTCTGCGCCCCTGGCTGCGACACCGGCTGCGGCTCCGTCTGCGGCTCTGTCTGCGGCCCAGGCTGCGGCCCAGGCTGCGGCATCGGCTGCGGCCCAGTCTGCGGCCCAGGCTGCGGCTCCTTCTGCGGCCAAGACTGCGGTCCTGGCTGCGGCACTGGCTGCGGCAACGGCTGCGGCCCAGTCTGCGGCCCAGGCTGCGCCTTCTTCTGTGGCCCAGGCTGCGCCTTCTTCTGTGGCCCAGAAGGCGGCTCTGGCTGCGTCCCTGGCTGCGGCTAACTCCTCGTCGGTAGCCTCGCCGTTAGCGTAGCGTTCCGATACGTCTATAGCGTTAATCGAACGCGGATCGGTCAATAAGTGTTGCCCCTGTCGAGCGCACCAGACCGCAAATAGACGGAGTTCGCGGTCGGTCAATACTCTTTGACGGGTGGCGATCCAAACAACCCATAAAGGATCAGGGGCTGTATCCCATGCCTCCTGCATGGTCGAGCAGTTGGCTAAGGCCCAGGTCCTGCCCCTTGAGCAGGCGTGGTGGGCATTACAGAATTCTTCGATGGTTTTCATAGTGATTTCAAATATTGAATGTGACGGACGGTGGATACTCTAGCCATAGGGCATTCAACCATAGTCTGAGCCAAGCGGCTTTTTAAATAGCCTACTAAATAGTCAGGGCTATAACCCTCAGGCTGGCTGTGTTTCTTGGCTAGTTCTGTCAGTTCTTCGACGAGCTGAAAAGCTTCTTCGTAAGTCATGGCTTGCTTTTTTTGAGGGCTGCGAGAAGGATTTTTTCGGCCTGCTGTTGGAGACTGATGCCGGTCTCTGCGGCTTTGATTCGCAGGAGGCGGTGCAAGTCAGGAGTTACTTTGATGGTCTTGGGCGGCATGATAAATTAAGCGTGGGTGATCATCGCCACCAATTTGGCGTCATGGTTGGCAAAAGCTTGGTCGGCATACCACTCGCTGCTCATGTCACAATTCACCACACATCCGTTGTCGGCGGCGAATTTTGCCGCGTCGGCGTTGCTGCCGAACCAAGCGGTCTGTGTCCGCTCGTAGTTGTTGCCGTAACGGTGCCGCATGAGGTTCACGCGGTGGGTTTCTGTGCGTCCAGCAAAAATCTGTGCGCGGTCGGTGGTGCTGTAAACTGTCATGGAGGTGGGCGGTTGAGATTAGGCAAACATCACGCGAGCGTATTTTGATCCAGAAGGGCGGGTGATGACTTCGATGTTGAAAACATCTTCTAGTTCTTGGGGGAGGGAGCAGCCGGTATCAACCATCTTGCGGGCGACATCGCCCACCATTTCCAACATCTCCTTAGAGTTGATGATTGCGTTAAATACAACTTTGATGGTGTCGTCGGTGTTCATGTCGGTGTGTGAGACCCACCTTAGCCAGCTCCAAAGATTATCAAGTAGAATTTTCTACTTTTCTACTTTTTCTTCATTCTTGAGAGCAAAAACCCGCTTTTGCAGCGGGGTCTTCTGTGGGTTGTAGGCATCCACAGCCTTCAGGGCGTATTGCAGCGAGTTAATGACTTTTTGATTGCCTTCCCAGTCTCCTAGCAGGTGGCCTAACATTAAATGAATGTGCGCTTTCACCGTCTCTTTGTTCGTTCGTTGCATGTGTTGTGATTAATGGTTGGTTAGTCTCTCGCAGTAACGCGAACAGGTCTTCAGCGCGAATGACACAGAGCCACCCCTTGCCGTTACGTTTATGCGCCACGATGGGCATCTTCTCCGTGCCTGCGTCTCGTTCGGCTTGATCCATCCAGATGTATGGATTGCCAGCTTGAACTCGTTTCACCTCCCAGTGGATACCTGGGAGCGAATCGCATATCACGTCTGGAGAGTCTGCGCCGCCGCTGAATTGCTGGCCTCGTCGTGCGTCGAATCCTTCGTTGCGTAGTTGGTCGCGCCACTCTCGTTCTCCTCTGGCTCCCTTAGCTCTTGAGTTGATTGGCATGATCTAAAGATGTTGTTGTAGTTTTGCTCGTATTTAGCCAAGTCGATTGGCCTTGGTGTGTCGCCCTTGCCTGCCATAAGCGTCAAAATTCAATTCGTTTAACCTTGGGGAGAATGCGAGTAATTGGCGTGCCGGCCACACTATGCTTGCAAGCTAGACTCCATGGAGAACCATCAGGAGCCGCGATGACTATATAAGAACGATCATCTACTTTTTGACAAAAAAAGCCACTCTCATCAACAAAAAATTGATTGATTTCAACATCTTCAAAAACAGGAGACTTCTGCTTTTCTTCATCAGCAAAAATGAATTTCATATTCTTATAGAAAGAGGGTCATGCCGCTATGCTCTGTCTTCGCTATCCAGTCCCGCCCAGAGCCGTGGCACATGGTGGACAGCATCACCGCTGGAAATCACGGCGGCATGACCCAAAGTTTGTTACCAGGGGATTTCGTCGCTGCTATCAGCCTGCTTCTCGGCAGGCTTTTCCTTCGGCTTCACGCTAAGAGAAAAGAAACGTTTACCTGCGTTACTGGTCTTCTTCCAGCCGTTAAGCCAAAACTCTTTTCCTTCCACGTTGATTGTGCCGGTGAAGTCTGGGTGTGTCTCTTTCTCTTTCTTGTCGTTATCGAACAAGCTGCCTCTGTTGGTATTATCGTACTGTTTACTCATTTTCGTTTGGTTTGTTTTATTGTCTGCTTTACGACGCGGACAAAAGTTTCTGGGTTCAGTTTTAAGGTGCCGTTGCTCCATGCGTTTAGATACTCGCACAGATTAGCGCAGGCTGAAGACCGTAAAAACGCTGCACCAGTTTGCCAATCCAGCATATCTTCTTTCATGGGTGCATAGATAGGCTCTAGCGTTACCGGGTCAACAATGCCAGCCTTAATGCCTTTTACAGCGTCTTGAACTGAAACCTTGATAATCTCCAGGTAAAGCCAGCATAACCTATTTTCATGCCCCCGAGTCGGGTCATCAAAAAAGCGCCATTCTGCGAGAGGAAGACTCATTTAAAAATCAATGATCTCACTGTTGTTCTTTGCCCACGCTGGCAAGTTCAGTTCAAGCGGATGACTGGCTTAGAGATGCCTGCGCTGCTGTGGTAAGCAGCGGATTCCATTTGTGGAATTAGCTCGTTCATGCTGCCACCTCCTTGGCTTCTAGGTAGTTTTTGATGCGTACTAGCTCTGCATCAGTGCAGTCGTCCAAGGTCTGTTTGCCAAGCTTCTCCAAGAGCTGCGGAACGAGAGACTTCGCCATATTATGCTGGCGGATTACAGCACGAACATTGACCGGAGCTTCTTGCGTCTGTTCTTCTGGTTCTTTGCCAGCGGTTAACCAATCCTTCAATCTTTTACCAGTTTCAGCCGTGATAACCTCGGGCTTGCCATCAAAAAGGCGTGTTCGGTCTTTCTGAGCTTCAGCCATGTGCTGTGCGTTGATATTCCAGCAAACGGTGAACTCGAAATCAATGCCGTCACGTTGCTGTGGGTCCATGCCGCTTTTCTGCACCTTCCCTTTCTCGTCCATGGAGTAACCTTGTTTAGCTCTCACCGTGGCGATGATGTGAGCTTTTGAGCGCATCATGGACTGGATAAAGCGATCATGTCGAGGTGTTACTTTAGCCCAATCTTGGAACCTATCGCCCATCTTGGTTTTGATGTCTAAACATCCACCTGGGCCACTCCATTCGTGCGTGATGGAGTCAATGATGACAACATCGTAACCGGCTTGCTCTGCGGCTTCAATAGCCTCAGTGAATCGCTCAGGTGAATAGGGTGGCCCCATCTCCAGGACATCGAAGTTGAAACGGTCGGCATAGAGTGATGCTGAACCTGCCTCAGTGTCGATGAATGCAATCTTGCTTCCCAATTCGCTGGCAACCGTGAGAGCTGCCGTAGTTTTACCGGAGCCGCTGGCACCGCTAAATAGCAGGCGAGCTTTAGCCTGCGCTTTTGTTGCTTTCTTGAACATGTGTTGTGTTTGTTGTTATCCGCTGTGGCGCGGTTGTTCAGCGCCTAGATTCAGTCAGCCTAGCGGTCAAACATTTTCTTTAATCCTATAAAATGGTTCGCGCCTAACTGAGCCAGTAATCATTTTCTTCGGGAACTTACGCATCTCAACCTTGCCTGATACCATCCCTTGGTGGAGACGCGTCATCAGCTTGAACCGCTTCATGCCGGTAATCACCTCTAGCTCTTGCCTCGTTTTCCATTCCTCGCTAGGCAGATCAATCTGCGGCTCACTCGTCAGCACATTAACCCACTTGGTAACTTCTGAAGTTGGTCGGTAAATGCCACTCTTTGCCGATTTGCCGTGCTTCTTGGACTGAGAAGCCGCCGTCTTTGTGTAGGAAGCCATAAAGGAACCCGTTTTCATGCCGTAGCGTTGATGTGTGTCGTTTGTTATACTCCTGATCCACGTTAAGCAGACCACCGGAAGAATAAGCCGTTTGTCGCTGTGCATAAGCTCCAAAGGTGTGGCTGTCAAAAGCGTGAATATGGCCAAACAAACAAGAGCCGTAGATGGTAGCATGTTGCTTAGCTGCATTAACTCCGTGATGAAATCCATGGAGCATGTTGAGTTTGCCAAACGAAAAGACACCAAGCCGCTTGTGGTATGGTTTCCAGTCGCACTTCAGCTTTCGTAGCTGGTTCGTGAACTCACCGCACAGCTTTCTAGCGTAGTCTGCTTTGATGCCATCCAGGCTAGACTCAGCCAACTCGAACAAACGATCGTCGTGATTGCCCATCAAGAAATGCGTTGGCTTCCAGTTATGGATGAAATCCATGCCAGCAGTCCAATCGTCCTGCATAGACTCGCATTGTTCTTCGGCACTAACGCCACGGCGAAGTGGTCGCAGGTCAAACAAGTCGCCACCGAAAACACGAATATCAGGCTTGAAGTCTCTGGTAAAGTCTCGAAGGACTTTCACAGCAGATAAGTTCTGCCGATCTCCATGCAAATCGGTGGCGAAGATGAATTTTCGCATAGGAGAGCTATTTACGCTTTCCCGCCTTCTGCAAAGCCTTTTTTTGCGTTGCGTACGCAATCGCTACGGCCTGCTTCTGCGGCTTTCCTGACTTCATCTCCGAGCTTACGTTTTTGGAGAATGATTTTTGCGAGTATCCTTTAGTTAGGGGCATGGTGTTATTTAGTTGCTAGTTTCTTGGCTGCTTCCTCGGTGTCCCGGATGCCTAACAATGTGCCTGCGGCAGAGTAAACACGGAACTTACCCGAGGGAGATTTGATGATCCTGGTGCCATTAGAGCCGTTTAGGATGGACGGGGAAGCGGAGTCAGGCTGAAAGCGGATGTCAGGAGATTCTACGTTAAACCGTTGCGAGGGCGGTATAATATTACCAGCGTCGTCGTAGGTGATGGGGTCGGCGGATTTGATTTGGTTGGGGTCAAATACGGCATAATGATTCGATGGCCGATTGCTAAGATTTACAGCATCGTCTAAATTTTTGAAAAGCACTCCAGCTTTTCCGGCTCGTTGCGCTTTGCGCAGTTGGTTTGTAATGCCTTTATCAATATCTCCATCGCTCAACTCTTGAGGTGTTTGACCTTTGGCATCAAACTCCAAAAAGTCGCCACGTAAGTAAGTGCTAACAACTTTAGCGGACTCACGGCGCTTAAGTGTTGCTTCGTAGTTTTCCAAACTTTCAGCCTCTTGAATAGCGGCATCATAAGCATTCCAATCCCCACGTTTTTCAGCCAATTCAGCTTTCTTAAGCGCGGCTTTTACCGGACCTTCTTCAGCGGCATAAATTGCATATGCTTTTGCTGTTGCTTCATCATCAGTAAAGAAAAAAGCAATTTTTGCGCTTTGAGCCTCCGTGCTAGAGCCTCCACGCTTTTTATCAAATATGGTAAATTCTGCACCAGTTCCATGAAATAGTTTTGGTGAATTATACCCCGCCTTCTTCGCCGCCTCCTCCACCATCCGCTGCACCGCAGCCGCAGACTGCGGATTACGTTGCATCCACTGCTCGATCACGTTTGCACGCTCCGCAGCAGGCGCGGCTTGGATGAGCATACCAAGGTTGTCGGTGCCGCTGTCGC